GGAGGTTAGTAATATAACCAGTTGAGATCAACACCTGCGCACAAACAGTGCCTTGATATTGCAATGGCAAGTATCCAGACCCACCATTTGTAACAGTGATTGCACCAATTTGGCCATTGCCCACTGACGTCACAATGGCTTCGGCACCTGCACCGTCACCTAATATTTGTACTTTGGGCGGTGCTACATAACCTTGGCCACCATTGGTCACATTGATGGCAGTGACCACTCCGTTGGTTACCACGGCTGTGGCTTGAGCTTGTGATCCTTGACTGTTGTTGAAGGCAGCACGAATCAATGGATGAAATCCTACCACATTAAAATACTGAGTGGAAGTTTCATTATAAAATTGTGTACTGCTGGTAACGTCGTACCAGACTGATTCGTAGGTTTCAGCGGCTTGAAATTTGACTGTTCCGGTAAAGTGATCCAAGTCCATTTTGACTGTGGTTAGACTTTGGCCATTTGTGGGCATGTGACTTGAAAAGAATTCTGTAAGTTGAGTGGTATTCACCGGCTGTGGGTACAGTGCCCAGTCTGGCCAGTTTGTGGGACCAGGTACCAACTGTTGTGCTTTGCCGTAGATTGTGGGAATGGTCAACATTTCACTGGGCACAAATGCAGGCAGCACACTATTCACAATGTTGCAATCAGCTCTAGCACCTGAATTGGCATCCACATACGCAGCTTGCACGTAGTCTCCGGCTGTGCGTTGAATGCTGTAGCTGCCGGGCTGTGCTGTAATGTTGATGGTGTCTTCGTTGTCCAGCACCACTTTTACTCTGCCCAAGGTGGCGCTGAGTGTGACCATGGGTTTTTCGACCAGTAACTGATCACCAGTTTGATTCATCAATCTAAACACAAAACTGCTACCTGTGATGTTTACAGGCTTTTCCTCTTGATTGATAAATTCAAACAGTAGCACATTGTCTACGCCTTTGTTAACGGTTAATTGTTTTGCATACACTGGGTCGTACCTATAAGTGAAATATCCACCACTGGTGTCAACTAACAAGACTTTGGTAATCTGTTGATAAAGATATACGGTGGTTGAATACATCAACTATTTATCAAGATTTGGCAATGCTTTTTTTAACCAATCTTTACCGGCCATAAGTACAACCGATGGGTAATGATATATTTCAAAAATTAGCGGTAAAATATCCGTTTATAACACTGTGCGTATATGCCAATGAAGAATACGTGGGCGTGGTGCAAAACAAAGACGATGCTGTCACAACCATCTATGATTTTGGTGCTGTGTTAACTCAGGATGCCAAACTAGAATACCTAGAATTAGCAGCCACTTGGTGGTGGGAAAGCAATCGTAGCATACCCATAAACATCTTTCTGCGTGGCGAGTGGGACAAGTTTCGTCCCACGCTACGAACATTTTCCAACAAAGATCTAGAAATTTTACACGGCCCGGCTTGCAGTTTGATGGACATTGCTCGCAAGAAAACCAAGCGAAAATCAATCACGCTGGTGCGGCGTCTTGACTGAGGCAGTTCATGTGCAAGGCTACTAGTGCCGCGTAACTAATTGCGTGGCTTTTCTTGAATGTGTAGCCTTTAGAATCATCCCCGTTCCATACTTCAGCAAATACTTCTGTCCACGGACGATTTTGCAAGTGTGCTTTGCCCGGACGAATTACAGAAATAAACGCTGCCATTCTGGGTATTGAGTCTGGCCGCATTGTCAGCATCAAGTCTGTGTAATTGCCCACATGGACCAACTGACTGGTCCAAGCAGTATCAGTCCATAGTCTCTGCCATGGTGGTGTGGCTGCCAACATTTCAGCATAGTGTGCAGGATCACGGATCAGCTGATACACACTCATGTTCAACAGGTCGATCTTGAAGTATCCACGCTGTTCTGCTGACTCATAGTCTATGGCTGCACAGCCATTGGGTATGTCTCTAGGAATGTCTGTAACGTAAATGCCTGAATTGTGCTTGCGCACTTGACCTTGATGCAATTGCCGTGCGGCAGTGTGTTTAATCAGTTTCAGCACAGCCGATCTGTCCGGCACATCAATATCAATGTCTGCGCTCATGATAAAATTCTAGTAAAAAATTTGCAAAATCTCTATGAGCAGATTCTCCGTGATGCCCATTCTCTTTATATTGGGCATAATCAAATGGTTTGTGTCCTTGTGCTAGGCAGTGTTTTACAAATGAAAAATCGTTTAAATTTAAAATATTTTGATCAGCAAAAATTGGTGTTGCAAAATCTTTTACAAATACATCATTGTAATCCATTTTCTTGTATGTGATGTTGTTGCCGGCAAACACAATGTATTCAATCTTATTATTTTTTAACCAAGAAGTCAACAATACTAGTTCCATGAATAGATTAGTTTGTGTGGCTTCATCATTGTACAGTCGATACCACTGATCCATGTAATCACGTATAGGATGGGTTGGGTAGTTAGCCGTATGTATTTGAAAACTTTCAAAGTGTCCGTCTGTTTCATTTGGTAGTGGACGTTTTGTTTCATTCCACCATTCACTTCTAATTAATGATCCAAGACATAACAAACACAAAATAGGTTCATCAGTTTGCTGTTGCAATTTTAACAAGTCTCTAACAGTAGTTCTAAATATTCGTTGATTACAACTGCCTTCTTTGCCACTATTGACAGACATTGCATTTAGTGATTGTGCTAAAAATTCAGAATATCGAAATCCTGTACTCATCACTCCGTAACTATCACTGTTGCTATAAACAATCATAGTGCAATTATAGCCACGAGGCCAATATAAGTCAACTGATGTGCCATCTGATCCAAGCCAAGATGTGTATAAAAATTGGGATTTTGTAGCTCTTGATTGCCCCAATTCATCTTGACCCAGTCAATGTGATAGTGAACCACAGCGTCTATTGCGCCCATCATGATGCTGGCGGCCCAGTATACAGGACCTAACACACATCCAACACATAAGGCTGTGCCAATGCCGTGTTTGAGACTGTGTCGCATGCCCAACCAATGCCCGTATTGGCCTTTGTGATTGACTTCTGTCATGCTTTGATCCACAAAGTCAATGTACCAATGTTTGATCTGTAAAAGTACAAGGGTTAACAATATCACTGATACCATGCTACCAACCTGCCTTGTTTAATATGTCTTTTGCGTACTCTTGATCAGCAGGGTAGTTGTGAAACTTTTTCTGCCACACATCTGAGTCAATGTAAGGCCATACCATGCTGATCTGATCAGGAGTGAGTTCACTTAAGAACTTTTGCCCTGACTCTGAATTGTAAATCACCCATGGTGATATCCTACCTGTTGTAACTGCATAACACATGGCTGCGGTACTGCCATATCTCAAACAGTCCTGCGGTTGCGCTGAATTCTTTTCTGCCCAGTCCATGCCAAACTCCACTGCTCGTGCCAGTGCATCATTTACGTTTTCCGCAGGCAAATGCTGTATGAGATATTCTGTGTACAGTTGATCACTTGCCCAACGATCAATCTTTTTGTTGTTCTTCAGCAGCCACTCAAGAAACTGTTTGGGATTGATAGTTCTTGTGCTCACACAATAGCGTCCAAACTTTACAAACCCACGATAGTAAGGTGAGTCAGCAAAGTCATCAAACGTTTTGAGCCGGGCTGAGCCTTGACTCATCTCATAAAAGCGTATGTAGGCTTGAAAGCCCAGTTCCACACCACGCTCTGCTCGTTCCTGTCTGCGCCGTTTAGGCTCGCATACATGTACTGCTAGACTGGTTTCTCGAGCAAAGTCTTTTTTGCAATATTGGCATTGGGTCATTTGGGATCGTTGCCGGAATCTTTGGTGTATTGTTTAATTTCTTTGTCTGACACAATCTGCATCATCACATCAATCTCGTCATCTTTGTAGTGTGGATACATTGCTGCCAATGCCTTGCGTTTGGTACTAGCACCTGCTTGTTTTTTCTTAGGTGCAATCCAAGGATGGCGTTGAGATCCTAAATCTGGACTTACAGAGGTAGCCATAAGCCATTGCAGTTTTGGATGTTTGGATACATTAAAGAAATGTTTGTTCAGTCTTTCATTGCAACTGATAACATAGAACTCTTGAAGTTCTCTTGAACCTTCTACTGCTGACCCCCAGCGTATCATGAGATAGTTTGAAAACTTTTTCTTTTCTTCTGCGGTGAGGTCGTCGTAGAATGATCTAACCTTGCGGTCAAACATCTTCATCTCATTGGCAATGTTTAGTTTATCGCTCATCTGTTTTGGTCAGTTTGTAAATCATTATAGCACGTTCTAGTGCGTCTTGTAAAGTGGGATTGGTGTTGGCAGCTCGCCGAATTTCGCCCCACATTTTGTTTTCCAGTACATGCTCACGTAACGGCCTACCGTCTGCTGTTCTTGAATCGTAATCTATTTTATGTCCAGATACTGGATCGTATTCTGTACCAGATTCATATCCTACCACTTGACGTGTGCTAGGATCAGCGCCAAACTCACGAGCATACACAATGCCATCGGCACGCTCGTAAATGTATGTGGCGTCTGGTTTAAGACTGCCCATACTGGTAGCCGTATTGTAGGTATGCCCAACGTAAGAATCTCTCTAGTCCTTCACGGTCGTTGGGATAACTTTCCAGATACACTCTGGCCAAGCGATTGATAATTTCAAATATTTCTGGTTCAGTATAGGGCATCACCAAGCCTTATTATAGTCCACAATCTCGCAGTTACGGCTGACGTCTTTAACAAAATAAACACAGTCAGGATCCGCACCGTCACTTACAGGCACTGCCAGCAATTGCCCATTTTTAAGTTTGGGTGCATACCATGACACTTCGTGATATACGTCTAGGATTTCAATTTCAGGAAAGCTGGGACGGAAACTGGTCAGTGGATTGAACTGGAATACTTTGAACCCACGATCGTTGATTGATGTAAGTGGCAGCACTTCTAAATCGCCAACGTCAGGTTCGCCAATTAGTATCTGCCAATCCATAGGCATCTTTATGGTATGTTCTCCAATGCGTAGCACAAGAGCAGGAGCATTAAAGCTCTCCAAGAAGATCAATGGTATAAAATGATAGTCGGGATCTGCAGGATTTGAATTGTCCAATATAGCAAAACGCATGTCATCTACTTCTTCGGGCAGGTGATCTAAATCGTATGTAGCATTGTCTAGGGTAAGTATTCTCATGTTTGTAGTATATAGAGATCTAACAAAAAAGTCAACTATTTTATCTTCATCCACTCAAGTTTTTCTTGAGTAAACGGATAGTTAGCTTCTTTGTAGAATTGTTTGCGCTTGGTCAAATGGCGCTTGGCAAATTTGCAGGTTGATGTTATGTCCCAAATCTGCACATGGTCTTTATCTTCGGCTTTTCTTATGCCGCGCCCAATGCTTTGGATAACGCGGACAAAACTTTTCCCGGGTTCCACAAGAACCAAATTAAAAATCCTAGGGATATTAATGCCCACAGCGGCAACACCATAGGTAGCCACAATAATCTTATCAGTGCTGTCTGCAACTTCATCATATTCATCTTGTCTATCTTTTGCTTTGGTTGCACCTGACACAAAAACAGCACGTTCACCCAGTCGTTCTACCAATTGACGACCGCATTCAGTGCGATCTACCAGTATCAAGGTGTTGCCTGTTTCGTTTACATGGCGTATGAGTTCACTCATGGCATCCAGTCTGCCAGACTCTTCTAACAAGTATTTAAGCTCGCTTTGGTAGTTGGAGTATTCCACATGGTCCTGCAACTGCACAATGTTCACATGACACTGCGCCAGCACGCCTTGCTGTTGCAGTTCATTGGCACTTAACTTGCTGATTACAGGACCTAGGCTTACCAACAAAGCTTGACTTTCAAACTTCTCTTTAGGCACAGTACCAGTCAACCCCCACCGAATTGGCACTCTAGCCATCACACTGGTCAGCAGGGTCTTGAGTGCATCTGCTTTGGCCATGTGTACTTCGTCAACCATCACACACACCACATCCTCAATAAAGTCCTGTATGGTCACATTGCCCACACCTGCCTTGGTATTCTTTAGCAGTACGTTTAGACTCTGCCAAGTACAGATAGTATGTGTGCGTCCGTGTTCTTTTCTGTCGCCAAAGTAAACACCCACATCCAGGCCGAGATTGAGGTAGTCCTTTTCAGTTTGTGTGACCAGACTCTTGTTGGGCACAATCACAATTGACCGTCCATATGGTTCTATACTGGCACTCAAGGCCGCTGTCATGATTGTTTTGCCTGCACCTGTGGCCACTTCCTGTATGCATTGTGGATTGGTCAAGAAGTTGTTCACAATCTCCACTTGATAGTCACGCAACAGGATGGGCTGACCTTCTGCAGTATGCCCTTTGGGCCAAGTCTTGTGTGCAAATGTTTGTTCTGTGACTTGAGCAAACTCAAATGTAGTGGAGTATTCTCTTTGATCATCCAGTTCAATATCGTAGTTGTAGCGTTCCAAGATGGGCATGATCTCTGGCAAGAGATTGGTGTATGTTGATCCACCCAATTGAAAGTAACTGACTTTGCCATCCCATCTACCCAGTCTCACTGCCGGTAGGTATCTTGCATAAGGTACATCGTACTTGAATGCATTGACCAGGGCCTTACGCACATC